AGAGATCGTTGCTACTGCAGTTGATAATACATCTGCTGCCAACTTCCGACTTACTGCAAACCAAGCAAGTGATATTAAAGTCACAATTAAATCGTTTGGTGATAATGGTAATGTTGGTACAACTTACACAGACAATGCATCAACTGATGTACTTGGTAAATCATACAGAGTAGAAGTACGAGAAGGAATTTATTACATAGATGGATTCTTTGTACAAAATGCTGAGATCCATTTATACATATCAAGATTTAATACTAAGCCATCTTACAGAGTAGGATTCCAAGTCACAGAAGATGTAGTGACACCAGAGGAAGATACAACTCTTAATGATAATGCACAGGGTACAAATAACTTTGCTGCTCCAGGTGCACATAGATATAAAATTTCACTAACACTAAAACGACTTGCACTAACTGGTACTGACTCAATTAAATTTGTTGAGCTTATTAGAATTAAAGATGGTATCATTCAACAGAAAGTTGAAAAGGCAAGTTATGCTGAGTTAGAAAAAACTTTAGCACGAAGAACTTATGATGAGTCAGGTTCTTATGAAACAAATAAATTTAGATTATCAGTTAAAGAACATTTAGATGACGGAACTGGTGCTGGGGTTTATCAAGCAAGTCCTGGAACTACTGCTGCATCTTTTGATGTTCTACAAACTTATGGTGATGAAGATAAATTTGCTATTGTAGTAGATCCTGGAAAAGCATATGTTGAAGGATTCGAAGTTGAGTCAACTCAAACTACTTACTACGAAGTTGCTAAGTCTAGACCAACTACTGTTAGTGGTGTAACAAATGAAAACAATTCAGTTGTAAGAGAACCAAGTCAACCTGTTGGAACTTCAATAGGTAATTTCTTCATTGGAAGAAATGTCACAAATGCTCCAGCTGTCAACAGCTTTGAGAAAGTATTCTTATTCGATACTACTGGAGCTCCATGGTTGAGTTCAGGAGTATCAGCTTATTCTGCACCGACTGGTGCATTAACATCTTATTCAGGATTTGTTGGAACAGCAAATATTAGAAGTTTCCAATTACACAATGGTTCATATTCTGCACCTACATTTAAAACAAGTCTATTCAATATTTCAATGAACGATGGTAAATCGTTTGCTCGTGATGTCACATGGGTTGCTAGTTCAAGCAATGGATTAATTACAGGTACTTCAGATTTTTATGCAGAAGTAGATCCTACTGCTGACAGTCAGCAAATTAATATAACAGGAACTATCTCTTTACCAGCTCAATCTGGTGGCACTGCTTCTACTATGACTGGTGTTGGTTCTTTCTTCCAAAACGAATTAAAAGTTGGAGACGCAATTGTACATAATGGATTATCAGTTGGATTCGTGACAGCTATCGCTAGTCAAGTATCTGCTACTGTACAAAGACCAAACAACTCTGACAATACAGCATTGACTGGAGTTTCTGCAACTCTAGGTCGTGCTCAACTTAAAGAGCCAAATTATAATTCACTATTATATCCATCAGGATTTAGTTTCACAAAATCATTAAAAGGTTTCGACTCTGGCAATGCTACTGATACATTAGAACAATCTATTCATACTGTAAGACGAGTAAATACAAACACTACCACAGGTGGTGGAGATTTCGTTATGACATTAAGTAATGTTAATGAAACTTTCTTATCTGATACAGAATTATCTAACTACACATTAATTAGAAATGATACTGGAGCAGTAATTAATATATCTGCTTCTGATATTACTTTCGATGATGATGCTAATAGAAAAGAAGTGACGATAGCTTCAGGTGTAAATGGTACATCTTGTACACTATTCACTTCAGTACTTCAAGTAAATGCTGCAGCAACTGAAAAAACAAAAGTAAGATCTTCATCAGCTGAAGTATTTACTGGAAAAACAAATGTTGTAAAACCTGAAATAGAATTATCTTATGCTGATGGAATTGATATTACTTCAGTGACAATGGTTCCAGGAAACTTTACTGCTCACTCTGATGTGACTGCAGTAGATGTTACAGCAAACTACGAATTAGATTCAGGACAAAGATTAACTCACTATCAAAAAGCAAGAATAAGATTAAAGGCTGGATCACCTGTTCCTACTGGAGCAATAAAAGTCACTTACAGATATTTTGCTTATACTGGTTCAGGAAACTTCTTCTCAGTTGATTCTTACTCAGCAATCGACTATGCAGATATTCCAAGTTTCGAATACCAAGACGAATCAGGAAATACTACAACTATTGATTTACATGATACTGTAGATTATCGTCCAGTTATTTCAGGCTCTAATACTTTTAATCCTGAGATACCAAAAATTGGAACAGACTTAACAACACCAGTATCTTTTTATGTTGGTCGTTGGGATAAAATTTCACTATCAAATAAAGGTGCTGTTCAAATAGTAGCAGGACAACCTGCTGAATTACCACAAGAGCCAGAAGATCCTAAACAAGGATTGGTACTTGCTACAATGAAAATTCCACCATACACTAAAAAAGTTGGGGATGTTGTAATATACCAAAGAGATAATAGAAGATATACTATGAGAGACATTGGTGCTCTTGAAAGTAGAATTAAAAATTTAGAATACTATACTTCATTATCACTACTAGAAAAAGATACTAAGTCAACAGCAATTAAAGATGCTGCTACTGGATTAGATAGATTTAAAAATGGATTTGTAGTTGATGACTTTACTGGTCATGGTGTGGGTAATGTTAAGTCAGAAGATTATAATGTTTCTATAGATAAGAAAAATAGAACACTACGACCTGCTCACTTTACAGATGTATTAACAGTTATAGAAAATATTTCAAACACTACTCAAAGAGCAACAAGAGGATATACTAAGACTGGAGATTTGATTACTCTACCTTATACTGAAACAGCAATGGTAAGCAATCCAAATGCTACTAGATCTATTGATGTAAACCCATATAAGATTGGTGCTTACAAAGTTGAAGTTCAATTATTCCCAGAGTCAAGTATCTGGAAAGATGTAGATAGACGACCAGACCTTACAATACAAGACGATGCTAATGCAGATGCAATTAGATTCCTAGCTGAACAAACTGGAGTCACTGGTACTGAATGGAATGAGTGGGCATCTAACTGGACAGGTTCTTCAAGTCAAGCTGGTGGAGCATTCGCTCGAACTACTAGAAGTGGAAATACACAAACCACTAATACTTTCCAATCTGTGACCACTACTGAAACAGGAAATAGAGTAAGAGGTGGAACAAGAACTTCTATATCAACATCAACTAACTCGCAAAACTATGGCGACAAAGTTGTTGACATGTCATACATACCTTACATAAAAGATGAGGTGGTAAACATTGATGCAAGAAATGCTAAACCAAATTCTCAATACTTTGTATTCATTGATGGTGAACGAGTAGATAATACTTATGTAAAACCATCTGACATATTTAAAGTCACACAGGTTGCTAGTACAACTACACCTATTCTTGATCCAGAAAACTTATCAACTGGATTATTAGCAGACGATCCTGCTAGAGCTCACGATGGTAAAATTGTAAACGCATTTAACTTCGGTGATGTAATTAAAAATACTGCTCACAGTGCAGCAAGAATTGATACGATTACTCATATTACTTCTTCGGATGGTGCAGCAAGTTTCAATTTAACTGTACAAGATGCTACTGGGTTAAATCCAGGACACCATGTTTTCTTATACAACTTAAATTCTACAAGAGGAACTAACGCAACTAACAATAGAGGAATTGAAACAAATATTACTTCTACTATTACTACTCTTGGAAGCAACCACTCAAAACAATTAAATAGAAAATATTTTAAAATTACTGCAGTGTCTGGAACTACTATTACTCTAGCAAGTGTAGATGGTTCAACTATTGGTCAGTTTGATTCTTATGCAAGAACTTCTGCTTATACTGGAACTGATGGTGGTAAATTGCAAAGACTAACTGCTTCGGGAGTTATATCTTATGCTGGTGTGAAGGATTCTACTACTGTACGAGATATCCATGTAACAAATATTAAAAATGGTTTCGCTGTTGGTGAGCAAGTCACAGGGACTGCTGACATTGGATTAGGTGCGAAGAATACTTTGACACTAACTTCTATCAACGGATCTACAGTAAGCACTACTGCTCCGACAATGAAGGCAACTGGAGGAACTATTACTTCTGATAAAGAAGGTGCATTAAATGCTGTTCTTTATATTCCTGCAGGTAGATATAGAACTGGAGAAAGAAGTATAAAATTATCTGATAACATTTCTAATACTGATGCAGATTTCGATTCATTCGGTTCAACATTGTTTACTGCTAATGGTATGCAGTTAGAAAAAGAAAGAACTATTGTTTCTTCAAGGAATATAAGTTTCGTTGAAGATAGATTATTCCAATCACAACCTATTAGACGATCTTCTGTTTCTAACAGATTGATTGCTTCTACTACTATCAACTTCCCACCACAAAGACGAGGTGGCGGAGGAGGTGGCGGAGGTGGTGCTGGTGGTCATGATCCACTCGCTCAAACTTTCGTTGTACAATCTGCTGGTGGAGCTTTCGTGACATCTGCTGACCTATACTTTAAACAAGCAGGTGAAAGACCAATCTATGTAGAAATTAGATCTACTGATAACGAAGTGCCTTCTACTAAAATACTTCCATTCTCTCAGGTAATATTACAACCTGCAGATATTAATGTAAGTACCAATGGTGCTACTGCTACAAACTTTAAATTCAAAGCACCAATTTATCTACAAGAAAATGAAAGTTATGCTCTAGTAGTTAAAGTTGATGAGCCAGGATGTGAAGCATATATTTCTGAATTAGGTGGAACTGATTTACTTACTGAAAATATTGTAGGGATTCAACCATTGACTGGTTCACTTTACTTATCTCAAAACTCTAGAGAGTTTGAAATAAATCCTCTACTAGATCTTAAATTTAATTTAAACCAAGCATCGTTTACAGAGAATGTAAATGGAGTGGTTCAATTAAAAGCAAACCCTGCTGAAACAAAACTACTTAATAAAGATCCTTTGAAATTTACTAGTGGTTCAGAACTAGTTAGAGTACACCAAAGAAATCATGGCTTCTCTGCAAATGATATAGTAATGATTACAGGAGTTGCTCCAGGATTATATGGAGCAAATTCAACTACAGTAGGTGCTAGTGAAGATTTATTAAATGGTGCTCACACTGTACAATCAAATGGACTACAAAAAGATTCTTATGTAATTGATTTAGAAACTGTAGATGCATCTAATAATGATATATTAGATGGAGCAACGTCTGACTTTATTACAGGCAACTATGGTGGCTCAACTATAATGGCTTCTAGACAACTTACTGCTGATGCTTTATATATGAAGACTGAAGATTTAGATTTCGATGAAACCAAACTTGCTTACACTGTAAATTCTACAACTGCAGCAGGAACTGCAAGTGGAGACAAACCTATTGTTCCAAACGCAACTTATGCTTTCGATGGAAGAAAAGTTGTTAAGTCTTTTGAGAACCAGACTACTGTCTCATCAAGTCCACTAATTAAAACTCCGACATTAACATTTAATGCTACGATGAGTACAAGCAATAAAAATATTTCACCAGTAATTGATTTACAAAAAGTTGGTGGGTATGCTGTATCTAATCTAGTTGATCAATCAAGTACTGCGATAAATGTTCCAGCGATTGACCAGAAAAAATTAGTTAATAGTGGAGATATTGGAGTAGCCTTATCTACAAGTTCAGGCACAGGAACTGTGACTACAACTTCTGGTAGTGCTACAGTGACTGGTACTTCTACCACATTCACATCACAAGTTTCAGTTGGAGATACTCTAACAACTTCTGCTGGTGCATTGGGTAGAGTTAAAACAATTGGAAGTAATACTAGTGTGACACTATGTGCTAATACAGCTCAAGTTTCTACTGGAGCAACTTTCCAAATTACTAGTGATCCAACAATTACTTTTAACCATGGGGCAAAAGGTATTGAGTCAAATGTAGATGCAATTGATAATCTACTTGACAATGTTATTGCTGGAAGTCAATTATACTTAACAAATATTCACTCAGAATTAAATGGGGCTATTGATATTGAATCAGTTTCAACTACTTCTTCAACACTACCTTTCGGTGGCAATGAAGAATTAGATAAAGTCACACTTAATAAAACTGCAAACTTCGCATTTAATGAAGCGAATGATATTAAACTTGATGTTGCTCAAAACTTTACAGAGCAGAAAGCATCGTTTTCTATAACATCATTAACAAGTTCAATTAATGTGACAGCTTCAGGAAGTGTAGATGGAAAACTTGTAGCTGGTGACATACTAGTTATGGAAGATGCTGATGGTGCAGGAACACTTGCTACTGTTGGTGGTGTACAAGTATTTAATAAAACAATTCTTGGTACAGTGGCTTCAGTAAGTGGTACAAATATTGCACTAGATGCTAATGCTACTGCTGCATTAACTGCTAAAAATATAATCATAAGAAAAGATATTTCTGCTGGTACTTGGAACTTCTCTACTATGGAAGAGTTTGTTTCTGATACTGCTCCAGTTGGTGCTACTAATCTAGCGAACTATATAACTAGAACATTAGAATTAACTAATCCAGCTGACGCATTAAATATTACTTTTGATGCAAATATTCCTAAGTCAACTGATATTGATGTTTACTATAAAGCATTCTCTGGCGATACTAATCCTGATAAACTTAATTGGGTGGACAGTGCATTTACTGTAGCTTCAAAAGATTCAGGTGGAGTATTTAGAGAAAGAAACATTGTAGTAAATGATATTGCTGACTTTACGAAAGTGGTTGTTAAGATTGTAATGAAATCTACAGATACCATTTATGTTCCTAAAGTTCAGTCATTCAGATTAATTGCACATAGTTAGAGGTAGATATGTTTGTAGGAACTAAAGTAGAAGGAGAGCCAGACTTAATAAAAGATAATCATAGCAAAGCGATTATTAATACAAATCAAAATGCTTATGCTACTTATAAGTCTCATCAAAAAAGTAAAATAGAAGAGCTCGCAGAAAAAGAGTCCATGAAAAAAGATATAAATAGTTTAAAGGATGATATATCCGATATAAAAAATATGTTAAAAAAATTAACAGGAGATAACTAATGGCAAAAGAAGCTGCAGTTGTGGTGGTCAGTCAGTCTGAGACTTTTGACCAATGGAGAATTAAAACGAATTCAAATATAACAAAGGGAAATAACCAAGAAGACAAACTTGGTGACCTTGCTTTGTTAGAGAATGGTGAAGCTGATCTAACGACAGCTGTAAATAACGCAAGAGAATACTCAATAGCAATTAGTATTGCACTGGGCTAATCTTTAATAAAGGGAAAACTAAATGTCAAATGATTTTAAAAACGGATTAGCAAAAGATGTTGGGACTGCTGCTACCACTATATATACTGCTCCCAGCTTAAAGAATAGTATCGTAATAGAGTGCGATATTGCTAATACAACTAATGGTACTGTCACAGCTGATGCATTTATTACATCAGGTGGTGTTGATTACTATATTGTTAAGAATGCTCCAGTCCCAAGTGGTGGTTCTTTACAAGTAGTATCAAATCAAAAAGTTATTTTAGAAGCAGGCGAAGCACTAAAGGTACAATCTAACACTACCTCTTCAGTAGATGTTGTCGCATCTATTCTAGAAGATGTATAGGAAATAAAGTATGTCATATATCGGCTCACAAACTATTAATGCATCCACTACACTCAGTCGTCCTAGAGATGAATTCGAATGTAATGGTTCTACCAAAGGTTTTAAACTTAGTCAACAAGTTCCAGGTGCATTTGAATCTAATGTTCAAGTTGTTCTTGGTAATGTTATACAAGAGCCAGTCAATTCTTATACTATTACTGATGTATACAGATTAACATATTCATCACTATCACTAACTGCTGGTGCAGCTAATCCTGCAAGGGGAGATTTATTAACACAGGGAGCAAATACATTTTTAGTTGTAGATGCTACCACTGGAATTTTAGATGTCATCCCAGCTTCAATTAATGGTGCTGCTCCAACAACTGGAAGTGGTTTAACATTAAATGTTCCAAGTATTGATTTTGGTATAGATACTCAAGTCAAGCATAATGAAACAAGTATCGACTATACTACTGGAACAATTACAGGTGTAACAATTACCACAAATGGTACAGGTGGTTATGCAACAACTGATACGATTGTTATCGGTGCTCCAAATATTTCAGGAAACACTCAAGCTGCAGCAACTGCTTCAATATCTTCTGCTGGTACAGTTCAAAGTTTCACAATAACAAATGCTGGTTCAGGTTATTCATCTGTTCCTGCTGTCACAATTACTGATAGTGGTAGTGGTGCGAACGCAACTGGAACTGCTGTATTAAACTCTGATGGTGGAATCGCTTCTATCACTTTAAATTCTGCTGGTACAGGTTATGACCAGACAACAACTACTGTAGCAATTGAAGCTGCACAAACAGGTGGTGTACAAGCTACTGCCACAATTACTTCAGTAGATGGCTCTGGTGCTGTGACTGGAGTTTCATTAACAAATGCTGGTTCAGGTTATACTGCTTCACCAACTATATCTGTCACAACAGGTGGTGCTGCTGGAACTGGAGGAACTGGTACAATAACAATGGCTGGTAATACTGCAACTGTTGTTGGTACAGGAACTGCATTTAGTTCAGAAGTCACTCCAGGACAAGCAATATTTATAGGTACTAATGCAATCGGATTTGTTCAATCAGTTGCAAGTAATACTTCACTGACATTAAAAACTGCTGTGACAAGTGTTATTAGTGCTACTGCATTTATAATAGCAAACAGAGCAGAATTAGCAATAACTTTTGCAGGGGATGAAGCAACTCTTACTGTTGATAGTCTAGCAAAATTAGATAGTCAAGGATTATTATTTAATGGTGTTCCAAGACCTGCTGAAAATTTATACATAAACCATCTTGGTGGTTCTAGTTTCCAAAATATTCCTTCTGCTGGTTCAGTCACTGAATCATCATTAGCAACGAATTTAAAAACTTTCACTGTAGATAAATTTACTACAAGTGGTTCAAGTACAAGTACATTTACATTATCGAAATCTCCACCAAGTGGTACTTCGATTCTAGTAATTATTAATGGTTCAGTACAAACTGAGACAACGCATTATAGTGTAAATGCTACGACACTAACATTGGTCACTCCTTTATCTTCTGGTGTGACAGTCACTGTTCTTCACTTGGGGGTAAGTACTGTTTCTAGAAATGCTTTTGTAGATGGTACACTAACTGATTCAGCATTCGCTGGTTTAACATTAACAGGTTCTAAGATTGCTAACAATACTATCGATTCTACTAAGTTAGCATCAGGTGCTGTGACTAATCATTTAGGATATACTCCAGTTGCATCAAATGCAGGAACTGCTCAAAGCATTGACTCAGCATTATCAGTTGTAGGATTGGTAGATTTAACTGCTGCTACTTCTGGAAATATTAAATTTCCAGGAACTCAAAATGCTTCTTCTAATGCTCAAACTTTAGATGATTATCAAGAAAGTACATTAGCAACTGTATTAGGTTTTGGTGGTGCTCAAGTTGGTATGAGTAGTGGAGGTGCTGCAGTGAATACTACATACTTCACTAAGATAGGAAATAATATTAATATCAATATTGAAATGACTATTACTGCAAAAGGTTCTTCAACTGGAAATGCTGGAATAGTAATACCAGTCGCAGCAAATGCATCAGGTGCAGCTATGATTCCATTCTGGTTTGAGAATATGACAGCAGGAATTACAAGTGTTATTGGTACGATTGCTGGTGGCTCATCTTCTTGCTTACTATTTAAAAGAGATACTGATGGAGAATATACTGCAATGACACATGCGGACTTTACCAATACTTCTCATTTAATTGGGTCTGGTGTTTACAGAAGTGCTTAAGAAACTAAATAGGGTTAGAGGAAATTAAAATGCCAATATCAAGAATAAAAGGAACTAGTATAGATTCAAATATTGAGCTACAAGGGGAGTCAATTAGATTCCCGATTGGCACAGAAGCGAATAGACCTTCGCCTGCCAAAAAAGGAGATTTGAGATACAATAGTGATGTTGATAAAACAGAGATATATAATGGAGATAGTTGGGACGTGTATAATTCACAAGCTGTATCAATTGCATTATCTGTCGCACTTGGTGGCTAATATATGCATATTAATCTTCATGATGATGATCAGTGGAATTGGAATATAATTGCTACCAGATCAAAACAAAATTTCATGGTCACAAAGGCTATTGGAAAAAAAGGTCAAACTGGAGTCGTTGGGATTCCAAATATTGAAAAGTGTACATTAACTTGTGTACATACTGGATTTATAGAGATACTAGATGAGAATTTAGAAGTTCTCGGTACGATGGGTCCAGGAGCAAAGTTTCATTATGGAATACTTGAACAAGGTCTTTCATTTATGAAACCAGAATTAGGAAGAGTCGATTACTTAGGAAAACCGATTCCTCCACCAGAAGTTTGTAAAAGAGTTGCTAGTTATACTCATGTTTTATTACGAACAGCTAGTGAAGAAAGTATTTTTTATTGTTGTCACGATCCTAAAGATATGTTTATATGGGAAGGTGATAACTATGCGTTCGGGAACTTTTCGGGATTTGATACTAGATTTGATTTAGAATTAGATTCGGAATTCGTTATTGAACCAAAAATGGGGACATTCTTTTTCGGATATGATGACAACATTATAATCAACGGAAAAAAAGTACCTAAATATAACAAGATAAACTCTTATATATATGATGAACCAATGAGTATTAGAGGTCCAGAAGGAAGTTCTTTCTCAATCTTTTCTCAAGAGGGTATGTATAAGGAAACAAGTGGTAATCGAAGATACCAAATTTAATTTATAGGAAAACTAAATGGCTAAAAAACTCATCGCAACAGGTTATACGATTAATGCATCACAGAATCAGATTACTGTGCCAGGGATTATTCAACCTGTAAGACTGCTATTAATTACGGATATTAATCTTAATAAAATTTTATATAACTTTGCTGATCCTTCTACAGGATTATCAAACTATTCATTCAACTACACATCAGATACAACTACTTTCACAACATCGTTAGATTTATCTGCTGCAGGTGTATTGAACTCACATGGATTACAAGTATTTTATGAAACTGATGTTTCTAAAATTGGGTTTTCAGAAGCGATGCTTGACCCAGTTAACAAGTTAAGAGTTTCAAATCCAGAAAACTTAATTGATACTGACTTTGAATATGGTCTCCAGTCTTCGAAATGGGAAACCCTTCAAACAGTTTTAAATATTCCTACAATTTATTCTCAGTCAGGTGATGTTCCTATTGAACAACTATCTGCTGTTACAACAACTTTAAACTCTAAACAAGTTAAGGTGACAACTACTGCCAATCATGGATTGACTCTAGGAGATCCAATTCTAGTACAGGGTACGACCCTAAATGCTGCGGATGGTTTCTTCTTAGTATCTGGTTTGACAAATAGTTTCGAATTCTTTTATGAAATGGATACTCAAGCAGAATCTTCTGCAACGATTTCAGGTTCATATACTTCAGTTATTCCTGCGAAATTCTTTGAAGGCTCTAACTTAAATATTGATTTAACAACTACTGCTATTGAAACAAATGGTGCTGATCCATCTATAATGACTGTGACAACTTCTCAAACTCATGGACTAAAAGCTGGTACCAGAGTTTATTTAAGACAAACAGTTGGTCCGAAGAACTTAAGAATTGCAGATCCTACTGCTAACTCTTCAACTGCACCTGATGGTGGACCATGGGTTGATACTCGTGCTACCATTACAACATCAACTACAGTAAATGCTACCACTGCTATCGGTGGAGGTGGTGCTCAAGAATACCCTGTTGTGACTTGGGACTGGGAAGGTACTTATCAATTGTATCTACAGTCATCAATGATCAATACAGGATCTGATAGAATTACTTGGACTTCTCATGGTTTTGCAGATAATGCTGCATTGCTTTACCAAACTCAAATTAGAGGTCAAACAAATGGTGGTATAGTAGATGGTACAGTTTACTATGTAAATGTTGTTGACGCAAATACAATCGAATTATATTCTGACTACCAGACTCTGGGTTCACGAATGAATTTAACTTCATTTGATTTTACTAGAGGTCATCCAAGATTAACACTAGTATATAAAATTGAAGGAAATAATGGTAATGCAAGATATACTGCTTTCTATAAAAGAAATCTAGTTGAAGATAGAGCATTTACCAACGCACAGGCAACTCAAAATACTACTAACAGTCAGTCTTTCAATATGAGTATTACCACATCAGGTTATACACCTATTAAAGCAACTCTGACTAGAATCTATTATAATGGTAATTTAAATGATTCTGATGAAACTGTTGCTGTTTCAATTACAGCTAGAAACTATCTAGGACTTGGTACAGGAAACTATAATGTCACTGTCGGTGGTGTAGGTGCTACTTCAGGAAACATATATCCAAATGAAGATGTGACTCGTTGTATCTATCAACAAGGTTCTAACTTCTACTTAACAATAAATTACACTCCAACTTCTTCAGTTATTGAAACTGATAAAGCTGGTACAGTGACCACAGATTATCAATTAAGTTTCTACGCAGAAACTGACGAACTACCAACTTCAATGAACACAGCTCACTCTGGTTCTGACTTTGCTGCTGGTAATAATAACTTCGGTCTTGGTGGTTCACAAGGATCTAAATTATTTGCCTTTACTGGTAGAAGCACTGGAGCATCTGGTGGAACTTCTGCAGATAACTATGCAAACAATAATGACCAAGCAAGATTTGGTACAGGTATTTTAAGACAAACAGGTGCAGCAACAGGTTCTGCAGTTTCTGGTATTCTTACTGTAAATTCTTCCGACTCTAATAATGAAGTGTACTCAAGTAATAGTACGCATGTTTATTATGGTTTCGCAAATGAATTAACTTCATATAGAAATACTATTTACGCACCAGCTCACAACTTTATTGATGGCAACTCTGCTGTTATTAATGTGACATCTTATTCAACAACTAACAGATTTGAGTTCGCTGATTCTTCAGGAAATAATGTTCCGATTGCTAATTCTCAGTTTAATGCTGTGATTACAGTTATCTCAGCTGACTACTTTAGATTACAAGTTTCGGAATCACCGAATACTGATGATATAACAGCTTTCCCTGAATCATTCGTAGTTGCTACTGCAACACCGAATACCACTTATAACTCAATTTATATTTCAAACCATAAATTGACTGGTGGTAATTTAGCAACATACTCCACAGCTGGTACACAGATTGGTGGACTAACAGGTGGTGCTAACTATACTCTACAATACTTAAACGACTCTAGATTACTCATTAAGGATCCTAATCTATCCTCTGGGAGTGGTTCTGCTACCACGTCAGCCTTTGGGTCAACTTCAAACAATGCGACTCAATCGTTTACTGTAGACATCGAAACACCATTAGGAATTACACCATCAACTGCTACTATTACACAAATAGGATTCAGAGGTGACTTCAGAAATAATAATGAGTATGTCGACTTGACATTCTCTGATGGAGATGTATATAGAGTTGGTGCTACTGGTGGTCAAGATACAAACCAGTTTCTAATTGATGAATCGTTTGGTTCTAAAAATATTTCAAACTTATTATCTGGTTCGCCAAAAACTATTTCTGTCACAGTAAGTCCATCCTCTCAGGTAAACTTTGCTGTTGGTGGTATGTCTAACTGGTGGGAATTAAGATTCGGAGTAAGTGCTGCATCTGGTGATGTAATACTATCTTCTGCTGGTTCTGGTGAACAACTATTTGAATTATCTGCAAACGAAGGTGCATACGATGGTGTGTATGGTATTTCCTCAACTCCAACTGCTGCATCCTTTACACTAACTTCTGAGTTTCAGATTCCTAACAGAGTCATAACATTTGATGGAAATTCAAAAGTAAATAGTGGTACAGATAAAATTACACTAGGAACTTCATCTCCATATGTTCCTCATAACTTATATCCAGGAGAGCAAGTCGCATATAGTAATGGTGGCAATACTGATGTTGGTGTATTTACTGATGTATCACAACTTTATGTTATTGCAAATAACTCAATTGATATTCAGTTAGCATCTTCTTATGCTTCTGCGATTGCAGGAACTGCACTTAACTTAACTGCTACAAGTGGTACTCATACATTAACTACCAACTCTCTTGTAAAAATGTCAAGAGCTGATGGTAATGTGTCATTCGCTAATGGCGGAAACATGATTACAGGTACTACCACAACATTCTTAAAAGATTATAAGAGATTTGATAATATCTATGTTGTTGTGAATGACCTTATTCAAGCATTTATCGTTGATCAAGTTATGACTGATGAGAAAATGAAAATTCAAGGAACATTCCCAGCTGCTGGTTCGGATGTTGAATACTTTAAAATTACTCAGCTATCACTACGACCTGATGGATTCGCACTACACAAATCATTTGATGGTGGTGTAGATATTACTGCAGGAACTTCTCCTAACAGTAAGATCGTGAGACAGTCTCGTAAATACTTTAGATATCAGTCTGGTAAAGGTATTCAGAACTCATTTGCGATTAACTTCTCACCTGCTAAAGTTTTAGCATCTCTAACTTATGCTTCAAGTGGTAATGTTGTCACAGCTATTACACAAGAACCACATAACTTAGTTGTTGGTGATAGAATCACAATCGAGAGTGCTGAAGTGACATTGGGAGAAAACTTATATCTTGGTACATTCCAAGTAGCAAGTGTTCCTAATGCGACAACTTATACTTACACTGCTGCTGGTACTATTACGCAAACTAAAGCTGCAGGATTCCCAGAATATTATAGAGAATCTTGGAACGACTCGTTTGTTAGAGCTGGTATGTTTGATGACCAAAATGGATTCTTCTATGAGTACGATGGTCAGAAACTATATTGTGTAAGACGTTCTTCTACTCTACAAATTTCTGGTAAGATTAACACTACTGCTAACTCTCAAGTTGTGACTGGTACTACTACCTCGTTCACTACTCAGTTGGCTGCAGGAGATAAAGTATCAATCAGGGGACAATCTTATCAGATTGTTGCTGTTGATTCCGATCAAAGAATGATTGTACAGCCTTCTTATAAAGGTGTATCTGCAAGTAATGTTAAGATTACAAAAACTATCGATGTTAAAGTAGCACAAGAAGACTGGAGTGTTGACCCATGTGATGGATTAGGTGATACTGGATTTAATCTAAATGTACACAAAATTCAAATGGGATATATTGACTACTCTTGGTATGGTGCTGGTAAAATTAGATTCGGTTTCAAAGATAGAGATGGACACGTTCATTACAATCACGAATTTATTCACAATAACAGATTAAACGAATCATACTTTAGATCAGGAAACTTACCTGGAAGATATGAAATTGAAAATGGTAATGCACCATCATCAGCTCCTACTCTATTCCACTTTGGTACTTCTATCATTATGGATGGTTTATTTGACGATGATAAAGCGTATCTATTCTCAGCTAACTCTAAACCAATGGTGTTTAAAGCTGGTCAAACAGATACCTTTACTACTGATGCAGTATCAACTTTCGATCTAATTACTCTAGACAATAAGCGAGTATATGTTTATGCTCTACCTTGTTCACAGGCAGAAGCATCAGCGATATCTGTGGGTCAGTTAATTAAAGATGCTGAGGGTAGATTGCCAGCTGACTTCTTAGCCTATGTTACACAGGTTATTGTATCTGGTTCAAATTCAAAAGTATTTACATCTTATCCTGCTACTTCTAACGCACCTGAAACTTCTACTTATCCAAACATAACATCTGGTGTCACAATGACATATGGAGAGAATGCTTATGGTGCAGGGTCTGCGGATATGACTAGACCTCACCCACTAATTTCTATTAGATTAGCACCTTCAGTTGATTCAGGTTTAACAGGATCTATCGGTCAAAAAGAAATTGTAAACCGAATGATCTTATCACTTAACAACGCAGGTGTAACAACAAACAAAGATGTTACAGCATTCTTTATCTTAAATGGACTACCATCCAAATTAGATTATCTAAATGTTGAAACCCCTGCTCTTTCACAATTAATTTCTCATGATACAGGTGATACGATTCAGCAAGGTACTGTGGTCTTCTCTCAAAAAGTTTCTTCAGGTTCATTGAACATTGACTTAACTGATTTGATTGATATGGGTAATAGTATTCTTGGTGGGGATTCAGTATTCCCTGCAGGACCTGACTTAATGACTCTGGCTGTGCAGCCTTCTGATACTTCAGATATTAGCTCTAGTTCAGCATTCATCGTATCAGGTAAGTTATCATGGAAAGAGTCACAAACATAAGAGGACTCAAATATGGCATATCTCGGTAGAGACATATCTTTCGGAAGTTTTGAAAAACAAACCTTTGCGACAAATGGAGCAGATACTAGTTTTAATCTAGACTTCAATTCACCTAGAGAAGAAGCACTTCTTGTAATTAAAGATGGTGTGGTACTAAAACCTGGAACTGGATATACTTTATCCGCAGGTGGTGTATCAATTAATATTACAGGTGCTGCAGTTGCTTCATCAGTAGATTTATATTGTATATTCTTAGGAAAAGAGCTTACAGTACAAAATGTTTCTGATAATAGTATTACTCACTCAAAATTATCAACCCCAATTAGGCAATCAGTAAAGACTGACACAAGTGTAATTCAAGCAGGAGCAACCTTAGTTTCTACTAGACATTATTTTGTAGACACTACTGCTGGTGCAATTACAGTAATATTTCCAACTTCCCCAACACTAGGTGACACTGTATATTTATCTGATGCTTATGGAACTTGGAATACCAATAACTGTATTGTAAATCCTAGTGGTGCTACAATAAATGGTACGTCTGGCAACTCCACACTATCTTCACAATACGATTCAAAGGAATACATATATATCGGTGGTGCAGCTGGTTGGCGAACTGTTTAATTAACTAAATAGTCGTAAGGAGAAACCAATGGCTGCTATTACAGATATATTCGTTGACCAAGGAACAGATTTTACTCTACAACTTTCTGTTGTAGATACTGCAGGATCAGCAAAAAATTTAACTGGGGCAACCATTACAGCTCAAGCTAGAAAAGACTATACCAGTTCTTCAGCGACAGCTTCTTTCACTACAGCAATCACTAATGCTGTTGGTGGTATTTGTACAATAAGTTTAACAGCTGCAACTACTGCGGGAATTAAAGCTGGAAGATATATGTATGATGTAAATGTTGTTGATAATACTTCAACAACTATAAGAGCAGTTGAAGGAATGATGACAATTAGACCAGAGGTAAGTAGATAATATGCCAGAAGTAAAGAGTACCATCGCAACACAAGAAGGAGTTAATCCTTCAGTTCCGTCTACAGCTACTCAGACAACAACTGCAGTCGCATCTGCAAGCTCTACCCAATCTGCTACTGTTTCTACAGTAGGAATACAAGGGGAAAGTGGTACAGCTGTTAATTTAGAAGCAGCACAAAATGTAGATACTGCTACTGATGGTTTAGAAAATGGTTCAGTTCTAGTATATAAAACATCCACAAGTAAGTGGCAAACAACAAAATTATTGGACGAAGGTCAGTCTTTCGATTCAGGACAATATTAATAGGAGAAAAGCATGGCAGCAATTTTAAGAATTAAAAGATCGAGTACAGGAGGAAATCCATCCACACTGGGAACAGGTGAATTAGCATACTCGGCTCTTACTGATAACGGATCTAATGGTGGCGATAGGCTATACATTGGTTTCGGTACAGAAACTGGCGGAAACGCAGCAAGTCATTATGTAATTGGTGGTAAATATTTTACAGACACAATCGACGCAGCAGCAAGTGCTAACACAGCAAATGTTCTTGTAAAAAGAGATGGAAGTGGAAACTTTTCAGCAGGAACTATTACTGCGACTCTAACAGGTAATGCTGCCACAGCAACTACAGCTGCAGCTTGGACTGATGCTAGAACATTAACTATCGCTGGTGATGTAGATGGTTCTGGTTCTATTGATGGTTCTGGCGATGTCACAATTACTACTGCTCTTGATGTAACAGGTGTAAGTGCTGCCACTTACGGATCTGCTTCTCAAGTGCCAAGTATTACTGTTGACGCAAAAGGTCGAGTCACTGCTGCAAGTACAAATTCAATTTCAACTTCATTCACACTAACTGATGGAACTACTTCTCAAACAATTGCAGGTGGCAATACATTAACTGTCACACCTGGAGAAGGAATAAATGCTGTCGTTAGTGCTACTGATACATTAACTATTTCTGGAGAAGATGCTACTGATTCTAATAAAGGTGTCGCATCTTTCGGTGCTGGCTTAACAGTTTCTTCTGGAGCAGTTTCATTAACAAATAATTCAGTCACGATTGGTTCTGACGCAGTTGCTCTTGGAGCAAGTAGAACTGATTTAAATGGCTTAACAAGTGTAGATGTTGATAATCTTACAATAGATGGTAATGCTATTTCAAGTACAGACGCAAATGGAAACATAGAACTGTCACCAAATGGTACAGGAACTGTTGTTGTTGCTTCTGGTTATGAAGGAAGAGCAGGACTAACTTCTCAGTCATTAGTAAATAAAGCATATGTTGATTCTGCTACTGCTGGGTTATCAGTTAAGTCACCTGTTAAGGTTGCTACAACAGCAAACCTTGCAGCAACTTATAATAATAGTGCTGGTACATTAACAGCAAATTCAAACTTCGCATTATCAGTTGATGGTGTCACAGTTTCAGTGGGCGATAGAGTATTGGTTAAAGACCAATCTACTGCTCCTCAAAATGGATTCTATAAAGTCACAGCAACTGGTTCAGGTTCTGCTGCTTTCGTTTTAACTAGAACTCCTGACGCAGATGCTGCTTCAGAGTTAGTCGCTGGTGCTTTTGCTTTCGTTGAAGAAGGTACTGCAAATGCTGACAATGGTTATGTGATGGCAACTGATGGAGCTGTCACGCTGGGCACGACTTCTATTACTTTTGAGCAATTCTCAGGAGCTGGTCAGATATCTGCTGGTGATGGATTAGCAAAAGTTGGAAACGCATTAAGTCTTAATGTAGATGATAGTTCTTTAGAAATTAACGCAGACTCTGCTAGAGTAAAAGCTCTTGGTGTTACGAATGCTATGTTAGCAGGAAGTATCGCAAATGGTAAACTCGCAAACTCTGCTGTCACAATCAATAGTAATGCACTATCTTTGGGTGCTGCACTAACATTAGATACAGATGATATTGGAGAAGGTTCAACTAATGAGTACCACACAACTGGTAGAGCAAGAGCTGTACTAAGTGTCACTTCTGGTACTGGGTTATCTTATAATAGTAGTACTGGTGTGTTCGCTGGAATAAATTCAACAGCATCTGTAAAAGGTGTGGCGTCTTTTGCATCAGCAAACTTTACAGTGACAAGTGGAGCAGTGGCAATAACTGGTGTTGATGGCGGAACATACTAAGATTAATTTCTTAGTAATTTATATTTTAAATTTTAGGAATGGTTCATGTCAACTATAATCAAAGTAAAACGATCGGAGACCTCTAGCAGTGTACCAAGTACATCGGATTTAGCTGTTGGAGAAATAGCAGTAAATACTGCTGATAAAAAGATTTATGTTCGTGCTGCTGCAGGTGTAGTTGAAGTCGCTAATAATTCCGCATCTGGTGCTGGTGATATTACAGATGTATTAACAGCAAGTGGATCTGCTCTAACAGGTGGAACAACTTCTGGTTCAGCAAACTTAGCAGTATCAGTTGACGATTCGTCAATACAAATCTCAGGAAACAATTTACAAGTAAAAGCATCAGGTATCACTAATGGTATGCTGGCGAATAGTAGTGCTACACTTAATTCACAAACACTTACTCTAGGCAGTTCTCTAACATTAGATACAGATAATATTGGTGAGGGTTCAAACCTTTACTTTACAAATGAAAGAGCAGATGATAGAATCGCTACTCTAATCTCTAATGGAACAGGACTAACTTGGACATATGATGATACTGCTGGTTCATTAACTGGAGCTGTTTCTTTATCAGGTTTCAATACTGGTAATTTACCAGAGGGTGCTCAGCTTTATTATACTACTACAAGAGCAAATACTGATATAGATGCTAGAGTTAATAAAACTTTCGTAGATAATTTAAGTGTAGTTGCTGCAAGTGCAGGTACTGCTACTTCACTAGCAAGTGGACAAAATTTTTCAATTACTGGCGATGTCCTAGCAAGTGCCATTTCTTTTGATGGTTCAGGTGCAGTGACTCTTAATGCTAACATTGCAGCCAATACTATTTCCCCAACAGAATTAAATGTCACAGATGCTGCAGGTGCATTACAATCTGATGGAGCAGGTAATTTATCATTCGCTCCAGCTACTGCATCATTCGCAGCAATAGGTGAACATGTATTACCATCAGCTGACGATACTTACGATCTTGGATCAGCTGATAAAAAATGGAGAAACTTATATGTTGGTGGAAATACAATATTTTTAGATGACGCAAAAATTATGAAAGACTCAGCCACTAATCAATTAATGATGAATGCTGGTGTCACTAATTCTATTGCGTCTATAACTATTACGAATGCTGGGGCTGGTTATTTAGAACAACCAACTATAACTTTTCCCAATCCAGATAATTCTGGTGTAGATACTATCGTTATGACTGACGCAGGTGGTGGTTATACTTCTGCCCCAGTTGTCACCATTGACGCACCAAGTAAAACTCCTTCTGTACAAGCAACAGCAACAGCTAACATGACAGACGATGGTACAGGAAATAATACATTCGCAGTTGCTAGTATCACAATCACTGCTGGTGGATCAGGTTATCCGACTGCACCAAATGTATCAATAGCTGCAACTCCAAACGCAGGAAGTGGTGCTGTTCAAGCAACTGGTACCACTACAATATCAACATCAACAAATGGTGGTAAGATTGCAGCTGCATTTTCTACTATTAATGTGGGTACTGGAGAAATTACAGCAATAACTTTATCATCTGCTGGGGCTGGATATACTAGTCTACCAACCATTACAGTTGAAAGTCCGAATAAAGATATAACATTTAATAGTACTGTATATAATGATTATGCTTCAGGAAATAATTATTATACATTTTCAGGTGGTATAAATGAACAGCTAGATATTATACAAGGTCAAACTTATACATTTGATTTATCTTCTTCTACGCATGCTACGCATCTATTTGCTTTAAGTGGTACTGCCGATGGTACACATGGTGGAGGAACAAAATATACATCAGGTGTGACATACACTGGTACGCAAGGAACGACTGGTGCGAAAATGGTATTAGTTGTTGACGCAAATACACCAACAACTCTATATCCGTACTGTGAAACACACTCAGGTATGGGGGGAAGTGGATCCTTTACCAAGCTGGCAAGTGGAACAACTGGGGTATTGACTCCTGTTCTAGCTAGTTATGATGACCAATTAGACCAAAAATTCGCTATGCAACCCTTCTCGATAGCAATGAGTATCGCACTAGGAGCATAAAAAGGAACTAAATAGTAGTATGGCAAATCCAAATACCAGAGAACAATTAAAAGATTATTCATTAAGATCACTTGGTTCGCCTGTGATCGAAATCAATGTAGCTGAAGAACAGCTGGAAGATCGTTTAGATGAAGCGATTGAATACTTTAATATTAATCACTGGAATGGTACCGAACGAGCTTACTTTCAACATGTAATTACAGGCTCTACAATAACACTAACTGCTGCAGTCGCAGGAAACTTTGAGATTGGTGAAGTTGTTGAAGGAAGTGTTTCAGGATGTAGAATATCTGTTCATAGAAGTTCTAAAGATTCAAGTATAGTCTACCAACAAATTAATAATAAAACTGCAACTAGACAAGGATTTACTAATGGGGAAACTCTTACAGGTGAATCTTCTGGAACAACAGCTGTAATTCAAAGTGTTACAAAAGGTGATACAGAAAATGGATATGTTCCTGTTGGTGATGAAATATTTGGAGTAAACAAAGTATTCACAGTATTTTCTAACACTACTGATTCTAGAAATATATTCGACTTACAATATCAATTAAGATTAAATGATTTATACGACTTAACTTCTACAAGTATAGTTTATTATACTACTGTGATGGGTCACCTATCATTGCTTGATATGATGTTAAATGGTAAAACTCTATATCGCTTTAATAGAATGCACAATAAATTATTCCTTGACTTAGATTGGCGAGGAGATGTACAGATTGGCGATTTTGTAATGGCAGATGTTTATAAAGCATTAGATAGTACAGAATATCCAAAAGTATTTGGCGAGCCATGGTTGAAAAAATATACTACTGCTCTGTTCAAGAAACAGTGGGGACTTAATCTTAAAAAGTTTTCGGGACTAGTATTGCCTGGAGGAGTTTCAATGGATGGCGATGGTATATATAACGAAGCCATGAACGAACTACAAGCACTAGAAGACGAACTCGTAGGAAAAGGTGCACCATTAGAGTTCTTTACAGGGTAATTAAATGGCTGGAAGAAATACTTACATATCTCAAGGGGTCACCTCTGAACAAAATTTAATAGAGTCTTTAATAATAGAGTCCCTAGCAATTTATGGTCAGAATGTTTTTTATATTCCTAGAACGCAAGTCGCCAAAGATGAAATTTTAGGCGAAGATCCATTATCAAAATTTGAACAAGCATTTCCTATTGAGATGTATTTTGAAAATGTAGATAACTTAGGAGGACAAGGTCCATTCATTCAAAAGTTTGGTTTGTTTAACGAGTTAAGTGCTACTCTAGTTTGTGCTAGAGCAAGGTGGACAGAATTAGTTGGTACGCATGGTAATACCTTTGTGCCTAATAGACCCAACGAAGGAGATTTAATTTACTTCCCTCTTACAAAAGGTTTATTTGAAATTAAATTTGTACAGCATCAAGATCCTTTTTATCAATTAGGAAAACTGTACACATATAAAATGGAAGTAGAATTATTTCAATATGCTTCTGAAAGACTTAATACTGGAGTTGCCGAGATTGATCAATTTGAAGAACTTAAAACTTTCTCTTCTGATCCAACAGTCACTGAAGCTATGTTTGTTGATAGTATAACATTCTCAAATGTCGGAGCAGGATATACTTCAGCACCAACATTAACATTTACAGGTGGTACACCTAGCACTGTTGCTACTGCTACTTGTACTATTAATGCAACGACAGGTAAAGTCAATGGTGTTAATATTACCAATGTAGGAAATGGATATAATGCTGTTCCTACTATAACTATTTCAGCTCCTCCTAGTGGGGGAACGCAAGCAGTTGCAGTTGCTACCATTAAACTTAATGTAGATAAACAAGGTGGCTATGCTGACAACTTAGATCTTGAAACTGAAAGACAACCAAGTACGAATGAAAAAGTTGCTTGGTCTGAAAACAATCCATTTGGAGAATTCTAAGTTATGCTAGGCAAGAATCCATTCTATCACCAGACAGTAAGAAACTGTATTATAGGTTTTGGAAAAATGTTTTCAGATGTAGAGTTTGAAAGATTAGACAATAACGATAATGCTGTACAAAAAATACTAGTACCAATCGCTTATGGTCCAAAAGAAAAATGGGTGCAAAGATTAGAGCAAGATCCTACTTTAGAAAATCAAGTATACACTACTCTTCCTCGTATGTCATTTGAAATGGCTGCACTATCATACGATCCTCTTAGAAAAACTAATAGGATGGGAACAGTTAAAGTAAATAGAACATCACTTAGTGGTGGGTCTGGTAAAAGGGATAAACTATTTGCTCCTGTACCATTTAACTTAGACATGCAATTAAATTGTTTAACTAAAACGACTGAAGATGGTTTACAAATTATAGAGCAAATACTTCCATTTTTTACACCAGAATTTACAATGAGAATTAAAAACACCAATACTACTATGGATACAGAAACTGATGTTCCAATAATACTAAATAGTACCAGCTTCATAGATGATTTTGACGGAACTTTTGAGATTCGTAGATTCGTCACTTGGACGCTAAACTTCACATTGAAGGTATTATTATTTGGTGGAGTAGATCAAACTGGTTCTGTAATAACCAGTACATTTATAGATTTAGGAAATCCTGACGAACAACACAAAGCAACAGGTGACCTAAATAATTTAACAATAACTGATCTTGGCTGGAACGAAACCCAGAAAACAGATTAACAGGAGATTATAATTAATGGCTAAACAAACTTTAAACATTGGCTCGGTTGCCAACGATGGTACAGGTGATACCTTAAGAGATGGTGGAGATAAAATCCAGGATAACTTTAATGAGTTATACACAGCTCTTGGTGGAAACACTGTAAAAGTAGCTGTTGGTTCTCCAACTAATGGTCAAATATTAAAATATAATTCAAGTACAAGTGTATTCGAACCATCTTCTGATGATAACACTAATACTACTTATACTGTATCCGCAGAAACTTCTGGTTCCGATGCTGCAATTAGATTAACTGGTTCCGATGCTTCTACTGATAATGTAAATATTGTATCTGGTACTGGTATTAATGTTGACAGAACTGATGCTAATAATATTACAGTAAACAATACAGTCACAAATACAACCTATTCAACCTCTATCGAATCTGTCTCAGCTGGATCTAAAGAATTAAGACTAGCTGGTTCAAACTCAGTAAACGATGATATTACTATTACTCAGGGATCTGGAATTGAACTTACAACTTCTTCTACTTCTCAATTAGGTATTAACGCAGTATCATTACAACAATTTGAATTTACTGCAGGTGATGGAACAAACTATACTGTATCAGGCTCAGGACTTGTTGATGCTGGTACTAGTGATCCTCAACTTTATGTTATGAGAGGTCATACCTATCGTTTCAGACATACTATTGCTGGAAACGCACACCCACTTGAAATTGTAGAATTTGGAACTAGTACTGCACCTGCTGCAGATTATATTAGTTCAACGAATGCTACAAGAAATCTTGCTACGACAAATGATGTAATAACATTCACTGTTCCGATGAGTGCTTCTACTGGTAATACTTACCAATATAGATGTACAGCACATCCTGCAGCGATGTTGGGTACTATTACTGTCGTATAATATCTACTCCTAAAAGGAGGATACATGGCATCGACTTATTATAATGCAAATCAAAATTTAAAAGCTGTTGGAGTTCCTGTAGAATTTACAGAGGAACAAATCCAAGAGTATATTAAATGTAAACGCAACCCAATATATTTCATAGAAAATTACTGTAAGATAGTTTCTTTAGATGATGGTGTAGTACCTTTTAAACTATACCAATGCCAAAGAAAAAAGGTACGACACATAATGAAGAATCGTCAAACGATTCTTATGGAAGGTAGACAGCAAGGTAAAACTGTCACAAGTGCTGCTTGTATTTTACACTTTACATTATTTAATGATAATAAGACTGCTGCAATCATGGCAAACAAAGCTACTGCTGCAAGAGAAGTTTTATCTAGATATCAATTAATGTATGAGTATTTACCAAACTGGATGCAACAAGGTGTTGCTGTTTGGAATAAAGGTGATATAGAATTAGAAAATGGTTCAAAGATTTTTACTGCTGCAACTTCAAGTTCAGCGATTCGTGGTAAATCTGTTAACTGGCTATACATTGATGAAGCTGCAATTATTCCTAATACTGTAGCAGAAGAATTTTTTACATCAGTATATCCTACAATTTCTGCTGGTAAAGAAACAAAAGTATTACTGTCCTCGACACCTCTTGGATATAATCACTTCTGGAGATACTGGGAAGCTGCAAAAGAAGGGCGAAATGATTTTAAGCACCTCTTTATTCATTACAGTGAGATCCCAGGAAGAACTAAAACTTGGGCAGAGAAACAAAGAGCTTTACTTGGTGAATTAAAATTTAATCAAGAAGTGCTGTGTGAATTTTTAGGATCAAGTGCAACATTAATAAGTGCTACTGCGATTGGGGATATGAAACCCAAACCATTTATATTACAAAGAGATGGTTTAGATATTCAGGAAAGTCCGATTCCTGGACATTCATATACTCTTATAGCAGATACTTCTAAAGGTGTGGGTGGTGATTATAGTGCATTCGTTGTAATTGATACCACTAAAACTCCTTATAAAATTGTTGCTAAATATAGAAACAATGTAATTAGTCCCTTACTATATCCAAACATAATTGATAAAGTTGGTAAGGAATATTACAACGCACAAGTTTTAATAGAAACTAATGCAAGTGAACAAGTACCATATATATTGCATAGTGAATTAGAATATGAAAATATGATTATGGTGTCTCGTACACAACAAGGTCAAAAAATTACTGGTGGCTTTGGAGCTGGCAAAAGCCAGTATGGAGTACAGACTGATAAGAAGATAAAAAGGATTGGGTGCCAAAACTTTAAAACTCTTATAGAAGAAGGCAAGCTACAAGTATATGATGGAGACATAATTGGGGAAATTAGTACCTTTATTGAATCCAGAGGATCTTATGCTGCTGACGATGGTTATCATGACGACTTGGTTATGTGCCTAGTCTTATTTGGTTGGCTTACATCAGACCGATATTTTACTGAAATAAACGATGTAAATTTAAGGGAAGAGATGTACCAAAACCAGATGAAACAAATAGAGGAGGAATTAACTCCCTTTGGTTTCATTAATGATGGGCAAAAATACGATGATGAAGACACACCAATAAACTTCTAAATTGTATATTAACTAAATAAATACATTGGGAATAAAGCGAAAGCCAAGTTCCTAATTAGAATTAACGAATTCATGTAATAAGGAGAAACAAATGGCTTTTCAACTCAGTCCTGGAGTAGTTGTCAAAGAACAAGATTTCACTTCAATAGTACCTAATGTGGCAACATCATCGGGAGCTTTTGCAGGTGACTTTCAGTGGGGTCCAATATTAGACCCTGTACAAATTGTTTCTGAGAATAACTTAGTAGAAAGATTCGGGAAACCGAACGACGCAACTTTTGCAAGTTTTTTCACTGCAGCTAACTTCCTATCATATTCCAATAATCTTCTTGTGGTTCGTGCCGATACAACTGCTGCTAAAAATGCAGTCGTGACTGGTACAGCTGTCAAGATTACCAACTTGGATAACTACACATCAACTTATGTTGGTGGATCAAACTCAGTCGGATCTTTCGCTGCCAAATGGGCAGGATCTCTCGGAAACTCACTAAAAGTAGAAGTTGCTGATTCAGCAACATACGCATCATGGGGAAATAAAGGTTTATTCGATAGAATACCTGGAACTTCTGCATCAGTTGCTGCTAATGGTAGTTCCGATGACGAAATCCATGTATTAGTAATAGACGAAGATGGTTTATTTACTGGTACAGCTGGTACAGTGCTAGAAAAATTCGCACATGTATCTGTGGCGTCTGACGCAAAAAAATTCGATGGATCTAATAATTTCTATAAAGATGTTATTAATTCACAATCTAGATATATCTGGTGGATGGATCATCCTACAACAACTGGTACTACATTAGAATGGGGAACTCCTTCTACTGGTGCTGGTGCCTTTAAAGATCTTAGTGCTGCATTAGCACATTCTTTAACAGGTGGTGTAGATACTGCTCCAACTGCAGGAAACTTACAAACTGCTATGGCAACCTTTGCTAATGATGAGCTGTATGATGTTTCACTCATAATGATGGGTAAAGCTGATGCTGCTACTGCTACTGCTGCAATTAATAATGTTGCTGAAGTAAGAAAAGATTGTATGGTATTCTGTTCAGCTGAAGATGCTAGTGGAAACACAATCTTGGCTGCTGATGCAGACCCTGTTGCAGATATCACAACATACAGAAACTCACTACCAAGTTCATCTTATGGTGTACTTGATTGTGGTGCAAAATACTGTTATGACAGATATAACGATAAATATAGATATGTACCATTAAATGGTGACATAGCTGGTCTTGCTGCAAGAACTGACTATGACCAAGATGCTTGGTTCTCACCAGCAGGTGCTTCTAGAGGTCAAATCAAGAATGTTGTTAAATTAGCATTCTCTCCAAATAAAACTCAAAGGGATGTATTATACCAAGCTGGTGTAAATCCTGTTGTGACTTTCCCAGGACAAGGTACACAACTGTTTGGTGATAAGACTCTATTAAGTAGCGAATCTGCTTTCAATAGAATTAATGTTAGAAGATTATTTATCGTACTAGAAAAAGCAATTGCGATTGCTGCAAAAGCTCAACTATTTGAATTCAACGATGAGTTCACTAGAAATGACTTTAAAAATGCAGTCAATCCTTTCTTAAGAGATGTACAAGGAAGACGTGGTATCACAGAATTTAGTGTTGTGTGTGACCCAACTAACAATACAGGTGATGTAATTGATAGAAACGAATTCCGTGCAGATATCTTCATTAAACCAAACAGAGCGATCAACTTCATTACTCTAACATTTGTAGCAAGTAAATCAAGTGTAGACTTCAGTGAAATTGGTGGCTAAATATAACTAACAAGGAGAATAACTAATGGCTAATATTGCTGATTTTAAAGCTAACATGACTGGTGGCGGAGCTCGTCCCAATCAGTTTCGTGTTGATTTGGCTTTCCCTTCTTATGTCACTGGTGGAAGAGTTGCTGCTGTACAAGGACAGTTTCTTTGCAAAGCTGCACAATTGCCAGCTAGTACATTAGAAAATTTGCCAATCCAATATAGAGGTCGTGCTGTAAACTTTGCTGCGGAGAGAACATTTGCTCCATGGACAGTGACAGTTTATAACGATACTGACTTCGGTATTAGAAACGCAATCGAAAGATGGCAGAATGGTATTCAAGAGTATGCTACGACAGAAGGTCGTACTAATCCGAATGATTACCAAGCTGACTTGCTTGTAACACAACTAGACCGAAATGGTGCTGGAGTAAAACAATATAAATTTGTTGATGCTTTCCCACTATCTATTGGTATAGTTCAGTTGGACTACGATACAACAAATGCTATAGAAACATTTGATGTTGAATTCCAGTACAACTTCTTTACAAGTAATACCAGCACAAGTGGTGGATTAGGAGTGAATATTTCAATCGATACTCCGATTGGCTCATTCCCTATCAATATTTAATTATTAATAAAGGTGAATAAATTATGGCTGAATTTTTCGGTTTCGAAATTACACGAAGAAGAAATAGAGAACCACTAACACCTGTCGCCCCATCAAGAGATGATGGGTCTACAGTACTGACCGATGTCAGTGCCTACTATGGTGTGACTCTAGATCTAGATAATTCAATTAAAAGTGAGAATGCTTTAATCAAAAGGTATCGTGAAGTTGCTCAATATCCCGACTGTGATGGTGCGATAGAAGATATAACTAATGAAGCAGTCACAATTCAAGATGACGCTCCCAGCGTCCAATTAGTTCTTGACGACTTACCAGTATCAGAAAAGATTAAAGAGAGAATTCATGATGAGTTTTCCACAGTTTATGATATGTTGCAGTTCGATTTTAAGGGACACGATATATTTAAAACTTGGTATGTAGATGGAAGATTATACTACCATCTAATTGTTGATCCTAAGAATCCTAAAGATGGCATACAAGAATTAAGATATGTAGACCCTCAAAAGATTCGTAAGATTAAAAATATTAAAAAGAAAAAGACATCTAGTGGTGTTGAGGTTGTAGAAAGTTCAGAAGAATACTTTATATATAATGATAAAGGTATCTCTGACTCTAATACAAAAGGAATCAAGCTAAGTGCTGATTCTGTAGTTTTTTGTCCTTCGGGAAATGTAGATCAAAATACAGGAATGGTTTTGGGACACTTACAAAAAGCTGTTAAGCCTGTAAACCAGTTAAAGATGATTGAAGACGCAGTAGTTATCTACCGACTAAGTAGAGCTCCTGAGAGAAGAATTTTTTATGTTGATGTAGGAAACCTGCCTAAGATAAAAGCAGAACAATATGTTAACGACATCATGAATAAGTATCGAAACAAAGTTGTTTACGATGCTACCACAGGTGAAGTCAGAGATGATAGAAAACACCTTAGCATGATGGAAGACTTTTGGATGCCTAGAAGAGAGGGTGGTCGTGGTACTGAAATCACTACACTTCCTGGAGGGCAGAATCTTGGTGATATTGCTGATATACAATATTTCCAAAGAAAACTTTACCAGTCATTAAATGTGCCTATGTCAAGATTACAAGGCGAGTCTGGATTTACTTTGGGTCGTGCTTCTGAAATTACTAGAGACGAGTTGAAGTTTAATAAGTTTATAAAAAGAGTTCAAAGAAAATTCAGCCAGTTTATGGTTGACATTCTTAGAGTTCAATTAATAAGTAAAGGCATCATGTCGGATGAAGATTTCCATGACATGAAAGTTAATATAAGAGTTGACTTCCTAGAAGACAATCACTTTACTGAATTAAAGAACAACGAATTGCTACAACAAAGAGTAGGAATGCTAGGACAGGTAGAACCATATCTTGGTAAATTCTATTCTCTACAGTGGGCAAGGAAAAACATCTTAATGCAATCTGAAGAAGAGATCAAAGAGATCGACAAACAGATGGATGATGAAAAGGCTGCAACTGAAGATGATGCTGAAGGTGGGGAAGTCCCTGACATGGATAGCATGCAATCTACAGATGAGCCACAAGACAATGATAATGAAGGAGAAGAATAATGGGAACTAAAGATTTGATCGACGCAATAGAATCAGGTAATGCTGAGGGAATTGAAAACACTTTTGGAAGTGTTATGTCAACAAAGGTAGGGGAAAAATTGGACACATTGAAAAAAGACTATGCTGCCAATATATTTAAATCCTCTGAAGAACAAGATGAGATAGCTGGTGAACCAGAAGTCGAACCAGCTGAACAACCAGAGGTTGAGGAACCAGCTGAAGATGCCAAAGAGATTTAAAGATATAATCGCTCCCTATATAAAGGGTGCTAATGATTTGGCTGAAGAAAGAGAGCAACAGCTCGTAGACCAAATAGACGTGGTACTACCAGAAGAAAGAGTAGCTGAGTATATTGCTAAACATAGTGATGTTGAAATTACTGACACACTAGTAGAAGAATATATGAATAAGGCTGCAACAACAGAATTTACGATAGATCCTATACTTACTGAGATTAAACTTAGAAGTGTTAGGAATCTAAGAAATAAGATAGACTACACCTTACAAGATGGCTCTAAGGTGGCAATCAGTGAGGAAAACCAAATTATACTAAATAGTTTATTGAAAGGCAAGAGCGAGATCGTCGCTCACATGTCCGAAAATAAAAATAACTTTTTAGAAGTTTTAAGAGGAGTGTACTAAATGGCAATTGTAAAAACAGTATTGGCTAAAGATAACAGAAAAGCTATCGTCAGGGTCACTGCTACAGCTGCAGGCAATGCAACAATAGACATAGATGCAGATTTAAAACTTACTAATGAAACTATTACAAGTGGTAAATTAAAGGTTGCTATTCAGAAAATAGAGAGTAGCATTCAGCATGGTCAAGAATGTACTGTTGTACGAAATTCCGTATTAAGTGCTGCATTATACCCTGCATCACAAAAGATAGAAACAAGTATTCAAGACGAAGGCAGTTCAGATGTTGTTGTTACATTTAGTGGCAAAGGCATGGTAATCCTTCATCTAAGCAAAATGGGTGGATTTAATGATCCTGTAGAAGATTCAATCTTCGGTG